AGCGGACTTACGGACGTTCCTGCCTTGACGGTGGCAAATTGGGCTTCAACTGCCTGTACCAACACCGTTCCAAAACTAGAATCCATTCTGCAATCTGATTGCATAGAGGTAAAGCCGCCTGGCCTAGCGGCTTCCACAATCGATTGCGGACAGGCAGGATTTCGGTCCACAATAAGAAACCTAGTCCTGCCGCTCCAAATGATCAGCCTGCTGGATTAAATGGATCGCCGCCTACAACCATTTGCTGTAGATCAAATCCATTCCCTTGGGCTTTCTCCCAAGCAGCATCCATCTTGTCGTCAGAATGCTCTTCATCATCGCGGGGAACGATAAGAAGCTCATAACGAGTCATGTCAGCCTGGATCTTACTTAGCTCAAAGTCCCAGCCCAAAAGATTCTTAGAATACTTTCGATTAAGACCGTACTTTGCAAACTGACGAGCCAAAGAAACGTGGGAAACTTCAAGGACTTGAACCAAACTTAAGTCCCAGTTATAAACTGGCCAGGTTAAACATTCTTGAGGCTTTCTTGGGCCTGTCTTGTCATAGTTCAAAGCTTGAGTGTAATTAGTACCAAACTCTGAGTCAATGTCAGCTTGAGATGGTTGAGACACAAAGCGGAAAGGTTTTGCGCTTCCGTCCGTACCGTCAGCCCAGACAAGCCAGTAGCAGAGAGGGTCTTCCTCTAAAAGTGCAAAGTTTGCAGGCTTGCCTGCTTCTAACTTTGTGTAGCGAAGATAATTATCCTTTGAGGAATTACCTTCGGCCTGTTGCTCCATTGATTGGAGGAATGTTGACGAGAGTTTCACGTAGAAATTACGGGATGGGTTTTCGCATCAGTTGCCTGATGCCTTCAAATAGTATACGATCATGGCCTAGCCGTCAACTCGGGCTAGGATAAAAAAAAATCCCCTGAGCGAAACCACACTCAGGGGACTGCTTTTGAACACCACACTCTCATAGTACATGAACTTTTTTGATTTCGTCAACACGCTTCCTTCAGGACTGGTATACGCGCCTATTTATCGCAAAGGCGCTCCAATGGTCTCCGGTAAGCCTGCAACCGGAAAGAACCCCTTAGAAGCCAGTTTTGATCACAAGTTCGGGCCAGCTGATGTCGCCCTTGCGTCCCAAAAGAACCCTGACCTTCAAGCTGTTGGCGTCTTCACCGGCATCAGAGGTAATGGCATCGTCATCCTTGATGTTGATCGTGGCCTCAAAAAGCTTCTCAAGATCTGGGGTCACACGCTCCACAATGCACCTGTCGTTACTTCGACCAGGGTCAATGCCGCCAAGTACCTGTTTCGCGTTCCAGAAGAACTATGGAACGTAGTAGAAGGCCGAGGGCTAGGTGATCAGGATTACGAGATCCTCTGGAACTCCAAGAGGCAGGGCGTCATCTTTGGTGCCTACCCAGGTGGCAAAACTTCTCAGCCCGGTGAATATAAAATCGAAGGAGATCTCAACTCCATTCCAGTAGCGCCAGACTGGTTGTTGGCGGAAATGAGACAGCCGCCAAAAACTATGGTTAAACGCGATCTTGACTTCTCAGATAGAACCGCAGATGAAGTCTTTGAAATCGTCAAAGACTGCCTAGACGTAATCCCCTGCAAAGGCAAAGGGTCCAGGGATCATTGGGTCAAAATTGGTATGGCAATTAACTCTGCCTTGCCAACTGAAGCTGGCTTAATGCTTTGGTCTGCTTGGTCCGCAGAAGATCCTGACTTCGCTTCTGAATGGCAAGACTCAGATCCCTGTAGAGATGTCTGGTTCTCCTTCAAAGGTGGTGCTGTAGGCATTGGAACCTTGATCTGGTTAGCCGACAGAGAAGACCCAGAGAGGCATCGATTTTCGGAAGACGCAAAAAAAATCGTAAAAGCTGCTGACGAACGCAAGGTTCAAGAGATCCGTACTGCAACTCTTGACTTCCATGAAGTCATGAAACGCGCCAAACAAATACTTGATCTTGATAATCCTGCTGAGGTCAACTACAAGCTCAATACTCTGGCTCTTCAGGCTGGCTACAGGGATCAGGGCGCTTTAGAGCGTTTGATCGTTGATCAGCTTCAGTACGAAAATAAGAAAGACATCCTGACCTTGCCTGAACTTATGGAGCTGGACACTCAGCGTGAATACCTCATCCCTGATGTCCTTCCTCATCCTTCTGTTGTTCTGATTTATGGCGCTGGTGGTGATGGCAAGTCAATGACGGCTTGGGCTATCGCCAAGCATGTTTCCCTTGGCAAACCGTTCCTCGTCAGAGGCAATCACGTTCCAGTGCAACAAGGGCCTGTATTGCTGCTCAACGGTGATCAGTCGCTTATGCAGATCAAGGAGCAGCTAGAGGAAGTTGATTATCCAATCAATGAGGACACAAGGCTCCTGACTGACTGGCAGCTTCAACGCTATGCACAGTTCGTCAAGTTAATGAACAAGCATCAACCCAAGCTGGTTGTCATCGACTCCCTTATCGGCTGCTCTGGTGGACGGGCTTTTGATGAGAACAAGTCTGAGTTTGCTCAACCCCTCTACTGGCTCACCAAAAACAACGGCATCCTCTTCCCTGCCACAACAATCCTTATCGTTCACCACGCCAACAAGAATGGTGGCTTCAGAGGCACCTCAGCCATCCGTGATGCTGTTGACGAGACCTGGGCGCTTAGACAGCCCACTGATGAGGAGAAACGCTCTGTAGGGGCTCACAGCCGTCTTATAACCATCGAGAAGTCACGGTCTGGACGCTCCAACACCCAGCTGGTCATGCAGATGAACGATGACCTCTCCTTCACCGTTTCTGATTTCACCCCAGCCGTTGACGAAAAAGACACCTCTCCCGCTTCTGTTACCGGAAGAGTCCTTCAAAGACTGGTTGCTGCTTGGCCAGATTCACGCTCCAGAGAAGAACTCCTCTACGACTCATTGATTCGTGGATCCTCAGCGGCTATACGCAAATCGCTCCAAAGGCTGGAGAAACGAGGACTTATCGTCTCAACCGTTCCAGAAGAATCTCAAAGTAAGAGCTATAAAGCTGTTCTTGCGCGTGGAGAGGGTTCAAAAGTGTCCCATAACCCTATAGATCCCAGTCCTGGAACGGAATCTACCCTGGGACACAAGCCTGGGACAATGCTTACTTGTCCCACCCTTTTAGAGGGTGCAGTTGAGATTGTTGTTGGAGCGGATGACTTGGGACAACTCTAATTGTCCACCCCCTGTGTCCCACCCCTCTTTCACTGCTATCACTGCGTTTTGGGGCGGTTGGGACACATACGGCATCTATACGCGCACGAGAGATGAATTGGACTGAGATTCTTAAGGCAGCTGGAGTGGATGAACCACCCGGCTACCTTGAAACCTTGGAGGTCATTGCTCAAGACCCGTATGTCAAACCGTCTCGCAAATCACATAAGTCGTCCAAGCGCAGAGTAAAATCTTCCAATGAAAGAAATCAAAGTCCGCCTCCCAGACTCTCTAATAGCAAGCCTAGAAAGAGAAGCTAAGGCCAGAAAAGTAAACCGTGCAGATGTGATGCGCGAAAGGCTTTCTGATCTTCCACCTTGCGACTCAATTACTCCTGATGTTTTTTATCAAACTGTTAACAAGGTTCGTCACAAAATTGGCAACATTCTTACAAGAAGTCAGGCTGAAAACGTCGTCGCAGCCTGCCTCATCGAGTTCAAGTCACTGGAAACCAGTCAATAAACTTGTGAATGTTTACTACTGCCAAAGTGATGACAGCTCACTGCCTCTGGCCATAACTAGATACACAAGCTATGACCAAGAAGAAAAGGTGTTGTGCGTTGAGCAGGTTGTTTACGAAGAAGACGCAACTTACTTTCAAGAGCAAATAACCGCAGCCCTAGAATGTGGAGTTGATGTCTCAATACTTTCAGCTCATCCAACCTCTAAATTTCCAGTCCTAACAGCATTAATAGAAGGCCAATGAAGTTCAAAATCTTTCAAAAGCTAGGTCGCTGGGTTGTCGTTGACTCCAGGTCTGAACTAACTTGCCATACAACGCTTATTGGAGCGATGGACTATGCCTGTTCCCAAGACAGGAAGGCAGATCAATTTGGAACGTCTACATCAGGCGATTCGCACAGCGACAACAGCTGATCTTCAACGCGCTGCAATGTTCTTAGAAGGCGCTAGACAGGTCAGAAGCGGCTCTAAGATTCAACGTTCCAACAGCAGGAAAGCTCAAGCAACTGCTTGGAAGAAGGATGTCGATGACTCCTTAACATGGTAACGTTGCTGTACTAACTTAATGAAATCGTGGGAAAGCACGGCAACCGGGTATACGTTCAAGTTTTGTTAGAACCCAATCGCGGCAAAATCTTTCTAGAAGAAGCCGAGTCTCAAAACAAAAAACCTTCAGCCTTAGCAAGAGAAATTGTCTACGAATACATTAGATCCCTTAAGCCTGACGAAGAAGCACAAGCCGCCCTAAAGGATAAAGAGGTATGGAGACAGGCTGTTCAATCAAGGCTGGATGGCAGGGCTCGTAGTAGAGCTAATGCCTTAAAAGCCTCTGATCAGTCCGAACAAGCCGCTTGAGCATCCATCTCTGAAATTCTGGTTACCGCCTGATTGAGCAGTTTGCGTAGATGCCAGTTTTGACGAACTAACGCAGAACATAAACCTTGAATCTCTTCCAAGTCCCTGGTGTTGTAGACAGAACGCACAGTTCGTTCCATCTGTAGTTCTTCATGGAGACTCTGTTCTGCGATCATCCATTTCATATCGTCCATTGATCCGCTCCACCGACTCCAAGATCTTGCGTTCCTCAGAGTAAGGACGCCTAGATCGAATGTAGTCATGAACCGTAGGCACTAGCCAGTCTTGCGGTGGCCAACAGTTATCCCAATTCACCGGCTTGGCGCAATTGACAACAACCGTTGACCAGAAAGCAAACACATAGCTCCACAGCCAATACAGACCCATTACGCGACAGACGGCATAACGCGCAGATGGTTGTTGTAATTACCTGTGATCGCATAGCTCATTGCTGGAACGCTACTCATTCGATGAAACACCATCTGACCAATTTTGAGATTTGGATACAGATTCAAGCCGTGATAACGCCTTTCGTTCTTCAGCTCTAACGTCAACTTGCTTCCGTGCCAGCCTGGATCGCACCATCCAGCAAGCAGATGATTAAACCCTTCTCTGGCGCGGCTTGACTTCAAAACGAACTGAGCCGAAATATCATCAGGCAGATTAAACGTCTCAATTGTCTCGGCTAGTACAAACTCACTAGGCGCTAAATAGTAAGGGTCTTCTTCTGTCCTGTCCGATATATCAATTTCGATTAGCTCTCGTTGATCACTAACCTCAATCATCAAGCGATGACCAAGACGTAGGTCCAAGCTTGCGGGGTTTAATAGCTCTGGAGCGAATGGCCAAACCAGTTGATTACTGTCACACAGAGATCTGATCTCCCAATCGCACAGGACCGCCATACAGACCAATCAAAACGCCAGCTTACTCATCGTCAACCAAAATCACCCAGCCCGTTCCAGGGCCTTCAACTTGCCAACGATGTTTGAATGCCTGGCGCAAGACTTTGGCGTTCTTACCGCCATAACGCCCTGAATGACCTCCTGTCTCAATGTCTGGTAATCCTCGTGGGTCGTGCATAATCCAATCGTCCTTATCAAAGCCAACGATTACGCTCCAATGACCACAGCCGTAGCTATCGCACATTGGTGGTTCGCCCCTGCTCATATTTCCATGATGAAGCCAACCAACCAAAACTGGACGACCTGCTGCTAACTCAGCTTCAACCAGACTCCCATCACCGTCCTGTCTGAACTCTGCATGAAGTCCTAAAGATCTCAGAGCTTGGAGTTGAGCTTCGATGCTTGTTGTATCGCCAAACTTCTCCCTGATCTTGTTGTATTGGTCGTCAGTCTTTACTTTTCCGTAAAAAGCCGCAACCATCGCAGCAGAAGAGCTGAAGCACTCCCTGTAACCTTGGCCCGATTTGTTATCGAGCTGGTGGAAGTAAGGAACAAAAGTCTGCTGCGCTATTCCACTTTCCTTCCAAGCCTCAAACCAAGCCACATCTTCCCGTAGCAGCTCTTCAGGCAAAGCATCCTCTAACTCTTTAATGGCAGCTAGCTGATGGGGCGTTCCCCTGAAATGCGCAAAGAAAGGAAGCAGTGTGAGCACCATAAAAAAGCGATTCATTTACTCAACGCCGGTCTAGGGCATTGAGTCAAGCCTGAATGGTAGCCGGAGAGAAACAGAAAGCCACCGCCTCCAATGACCACAGCGGCCAAGGTTCCTAAAACAAAAAACCCGCTGATTAAAATCCAAGCGGGATCACATTTCATTTTTCAACGCGAGTTGTAGGAAACAGGTTTTTGCTCACGTATTCGCAAATTTGATCGTCGATGGTGTTGTCAGTGCTCTTGGCATAAGCCTGAAGAAGGTCAAGCACCAAGACTTTGACAGCCTTGCTCTTGAGAAACGCAAACAAGATTGGACGAACCAGAACGATCATTAGACGCCTGCAATTGGCCAAAGTCTAGTTCCGATCAGTATGGCCCTCCAATCGGGCAACTGAACGTTCCAGATCACTGAGTCTGCCAAAGATCTCACGATCTCTTGCCGTTAAGTCGTTATGGAGCACATTCATTCGTGTGGCTAGATTATCCACAGCTGAGGTCAGCCTCACCAGCGAATCTCGGCTTGTCTGGCTTTGACCGTTAGCACGGACAATCCCTAGACCGGCTACTCCGATCGACGCACCAGCAACAGCAGCAAAAACCTCGACCACCATCGACCTATAGCGTCAACCAATCATGGCAGATCCAAAGGAAAATGAAGAAGTTGACGAAAAAGACGGCTTCTCAACAGCAGATCTCGTCAAATGCGCTGTCTTGATTTGGAGCGCAACATTGCTAACCGTTTCCTATTTAGGGATTTTCCCTCAAATGAAAATGGACAATACGTTCGTGGCGAGCCTTTTAACAGGTGCAATGGCAAGTTTTGGTATAGAACGTAAATCCGCTAATCAACAGAAGAAGACACCACCTAAAGTTGAGCCACCTGTCAAAACGCCTCCAACAAAATGAAACGTCTAGCTCTTCTAGCGATTGCGTTGAGTTTTGCCCCAGCAGCTCACGCTGATCTCAGCCATAAAATCCAAAGCTCCATCTCGCTCCAGGTTGGTGG